CCACCGGCTGAGGCGGGCCGCTCACGCCGCGCGCGACGCGCTGGCCGAAGTTGCCCTGCGGGATTTCGAATGCAGACGGCATGGTCAGTCTCCGCTTCCGCGCTGGGTGAGCAGGATGGCGTCCGGGCTGAAGCGGTTGTAGACCGGCGCCGGCGACTGCGTGCCGCTGAAGCCCGGCCCGTTGGTGCGCCATCCGTTGGAGCGCATGGCCTGGTAGGAGCCGCCCAGGATGGTGTTGGTGGCCTGCACGTTCGATGCGGCGCGCGCCGACTGGACACCAGCTCGAGCAGAGGCAGCATCCACCTGCAGCCCGCGGCCGCGGCGGTGGCCTTCGAGAAGCGCCTGGAAGGCATCCATCTCGCTGTCGCGGATCACCTGCTCTTGGATGTCGGCCGCCGAGCCTTCGTCGACCTTCAGGCCCAGCGCGGCCGCACTGGCGCGTGCACTGCCTGCGGTGGCCTTGCCGGCTCGCCGGATGATGCGGGCGGTTTGCAGAGCCGCGTCGTTCTCAATCTCGGCCTGGTAGTCCAGCCAGTCGCCTTGCACGTTGCCCTGCTGCCGCGCGAGCTTGCCGCCCTGCACCTGGTTGAAGGCCTGCATACCGACGATGGCAACGTTGACGTAGGACATGGCTTCAGTCGTTCACGGTGAACTTGCGGATGATGGACAGCACGTGCAGCGGCAGCGGCTGGTCTTGGACGATGGAGAACTTGCTGGTGCCGCGCGACCAGCCCAAGTTCTCCACGCGGACGCTCTCGGTCTTGACCTCGGGCGGCTGATCAAGCACCGATGGCCCGAGAGCACGGAATGGGATGTCTTGCCGCCGGCCTTCGTCGTTCTCCAGCGTGCAGCCGACGGTGCTCAAGAGCCGCAGCGTCACCTCGCCGGTTCGCATCGAGTTGCCCTGCGCTGTGCCGACGTTGCCGCCGACCTCGGGCGTCAGTGGCGTGATGCGCGTGGTGAAGGGCAGCCCGATCAGCGTGCGCTTGCTCGTGCGGTCGATGGTGACGTTTCCACTGCCCGGCACCACCTGCCGGGCCTTGACCGCGCCGTCGGCCACGATGTCCACACTGCAGCCGATCAGGTGCGGCACGCTGAATGTGCTCTGCCCGGCCGGGTTGTCGAACACTTTGCCGGCGTCGACGGTGCAGCCATACACCGGGTTCACCACGTAGGGCGGGAACTGGCTGTCAGCCGGCGCAGCCAACGGCAGGAAGGGCTCGAAGTCGCCGTCGCTGACCTCGATGTACCGCACCCGCGCACCGTTCACCCAGCGCCGCACGATAGCCACCAGCACGTCGCGCACGCCGTTGGGCACGGTAGTGATGGCCTCGATCGCGCCCACCGAGTAGTGCCGCATCCATGCCACCATGCCCGAGGCCTTGTCGATGGTGCAGCTCAGCAGCGTGCCGTCAGCGCGCACAGCCCAGAGGATGCCCTCGGGCTCTTGCTGCCAGGCGATGTCGACGACCCCGCTGGCCGTGATGTGCTCGGCGAACTTGGTGATGTCGTTGTCGTTGTAGCGGTCGTTGTCGAACAGATAGGCCAAAGAACGCACCTTGCGCGCTGAACGCTGCAGGAACAGCGTCTGCCCAGCCACCGACACCGGGCGCACCTGCGCACAGCCAGAAGAGCTTTCGAGCTTGGCGCGGCCCGCCGATGCCGTCAGGGCCTGCCCTTCGGGCGTGCGCAGGCTGTACTCGGCGCTCTCGGTGAGGATCAGCAGATTCGAGTCGGCCGTCACGTAGGTGATCGGGCTGCACTCGTCTCCGTCGATGGTCTTGGCCCAGGCGTCATCGTCGTTCAGTCCGAGCAGGAAGTCACCCGGGCTGCCGATGACGGAGCCCCAGATCGTGCGCTGGTCGCGCGTGGTGCCCGCGGCGATCAGCCGCTGGTCGAGCACCGTGCCCGTGCGCGGGTAGCCGCGCTGCAGGCCCCACACGTCGCGCTCCAGTGACCACGCCAGCGCAGGAGCCGCAGTGATGTCGCTGAGCTTGCGGATGATGGTGGCGTTGACCAGCGTGGAGCTGGTGAACGCGTTGATCTTCACCAGTCCGCCGTTGATCTTGACCATGGAGCCGACATCGCCCACCCAACCGCTGTGCGTGTTGCGCCAGCCAGCCGCGCCCAGCGTCAACGTGATGTTCGCGCCTTCGGGTGTAGCTGCTGATGGCGTGCACGCGGTCTGCGGGCTGGAGTCCATCGTCCAGTCCAGCAGTACGTTCGTCTGAAAGGCGCGCGTCACTTCGCAGGTGGCCGTTGCGCCGGCCGACGCGGTGATCACGGCAATGCCGCCCTTGCACACCACTGCGCGGCCGACGTCAGAAGCCAGGAACACGATGGGCGCGACGGCCGTGAGCGTGCGGCCCACGCCCACCGTCGTGATGTTGATGCTGATCGAGCCGGTGGGCTCGTATCCGATCTCAGCGAACGGCAACTGAGTGAAGCGCATTTCGCTTGCGGCCCAAGTGCCGTCGGTAAAGCGCTCCAGTTTGTAGATCGGCCAGAACGGGTGAAACAAGTACATCGTGCTGTCGGCTTGGGCGTAGTCCAGCAGGTTGATGTTCGAAGCGATGTAGGGAAGCGCAAGCTGGGTGACGAAGACGCCTGCCGGCGTGAACACCTTGACCAGCGCCTCGCTGAATTCCAGAAACCAAGCCGCGGTGCGCCCAGCCACGAACGGCACCAGGCGCGAGTTGTAAGGGGTACTCGTGGCCGCATTGGCCGCGTAGAGGAGCCCATCGCGGCGCTTGGCACCACCCTGCGCCACCACGATGGCGTTTTGCCCCAGCTCCAGCGCCGAAGCGTAGCGCTGCAGATCCGTGTGGCCGATGACGCGGGGCGATGCCTCGCCACCGCTAAAACTGCTCTGCTGCTGAGTGAGCCGTGGCATCAGCCGCCCCTGCGGTATGCGCTGCTGCGGCTGCCCATGCGCGCCTGCAGCAGCGGCGAATCTCCCACGGTCTCGGGCGTGTCTTCCTGGCCATCCACAGCGCGGGCCCGGCGCATGTGCATCTCCAGCTGCTCGCGCATGCTGTCGCGCAGTGATGACGATTGCGTGATGGCGTAGGCCATCTCAGCGGCCATGGTCAGCGTCATGGCCTGAACGAGCATGTCGTCCCAGCTACCTACTGCCAGGTTGCGCGAGACGTAGCGCAGCAAGCACGGGTTCTCGTCGCTCAGCAGCTTGCGGCCCTCGATGCGGAACTCGACCTCGCAGCCGGCCTCGCCCACGCTCAGCGCCTTCAGGTAGTCCGAGGGCAGCGTGAACTGGTAGGCCCAGTCAAACGCCGGGGCAGTTTCGTCCGGGGCCAACTGCACGCGCTGGATGCAGCAGTTCCACGGGTGCGAGCGCAGCACGCTGTTGCGCGTCTGCGGCCACAGGTTGGAGGCGATCAGCGCGCGGTCGCTCGTCTCGGCCAGGCTGTTGATGGTCTGCGCGCCCAGCAGCAGCAGCGCGTTGCTGCAGATCGACACCTCACTGGCCATGTCTTGGTCCCTTCAAAGAAAAGCGGGGGCCACGAGGGCCCCCGATCAAGGAGAGAGCGCCGGGGCGGCGCGTGCGGATCAATCTTCGACGTAGGGCAGGATGAGCTGCAGCATCTGGTTGTTGGCCACCTGCGCGCCGGCCACCACGCTGATGATCGTGCAGTCGTCGGTGGTGCTGGCGTAGCCGTTCAGCACGCTCGAACTGTCGTCCGAGGTTTCGAACGGGCCGCCGAAGGTGGTCATCGTGACGCTGGCGCCCGTGGCCGTGGCGTTGGCCGACAACAGCACCGTGCGCGCCTGCTTGTCGATGCCCAACACGAACGCACCGGTCGGGATTCCGGCGCCGGTGACGATGGTGCCGGCGGTGTACGCGCCCAGGCCCCGCACGTTGGTCAGCAGCGGGCTGTTCAGGGTCGTGGCGGCCAGGCTGGTGGTCGTGAAGACCGCCGCGCTTGGCACTGCCGAACCTGCGGCCGTTATCGCCGTGGCGGCCAGATGCCGCGCCGGCACGAACTGATCACCCACGTTGATCGTGCACGCCGCGGTGCCAGCGCTGAAGTCCAGCCGGCCCAGGTGACCCAGGATGCGGGCGCCCAGAGGCACCTTGCCCCAGATGATGCGGTCGGCGATGGCCGGCGCGGTGCCCGCAGCAGGGGCGCGGAACAGCGAGTGGAAGATGCGAACGCGCCCGTTGACCCGGTTGCTGTGCACGCGGGTCTGAGGGTTGTTGTTGAACGCTGGAAGGTCCAGCAGCGATTGAACGTCTGCGGCGAAGTCAGGCATGTTGGTTTCTCCTTGGAGTTGGGCTGCTGATCAGGCGCAGGCGATCTCGACCACGCCTTCGTCTTCGAGCCGCGTGGCGCCGATGGCCATGCGGGCGTAGACCTGGAAGCCGTTGTTCTTGTCCGGGCGCTTGTCGACCGACACCTGGATGTCGCTGCCCACGCCCAGGCCGATGCACGACTTGGCCCACGCCAGCGCGTAGCCGGTGGTTGCCGTGCCGTCCTTCGGCAGCAGCTCGCTGCGGATGAACTTGAAGCCCAGGAACGTGTCGATCTGGCCGTTGGCCAGGGCCTTCACCGTGTTGAAGTCGATGGACTTGATCTCGGTGGTGCCGTACAGGCTCGTCAGCATCTTGGTGTTCACCACCATGATCCGCGAGGGCGTGGCACCCTGGCCGTCCATCTGCATGCTGGCGTCGTCGTCGACTTCGTTGGAGTCGAGGATTTCCTTCACCGTCAGCAGCTTGGCCAGCGTCAGGTTCGTGCCGCCCACGGCCACCTTCTGCGCGGTGGGCAGGGCCAGCGTGCCGGTGTTGCTGCGCGAGTTGCCGCGGGCCGCGTTGATGATGATGGTGTCCATCGCCCGCGAGAGCGCAGCGCGCGCCATCTCGGAGTAGCCGCCGGTCGGGTCGGCCAGCAGGCGCACCTTGTCGAGCTCGTCGATCATGTCGGCCCAGCCCTTGTCGGCCAGGTCGATCCAGCGACGGCTGTGCGGCGTGTCCAGCAGCTTCGTGTCGGCGTGCCGGCTGGTGATGTCGTAGGCCTCGGTCTTGCCCATGCGCTCGACGGCCTTGGACTGACCGACGAAGCTGTGCTGCTGGCAGAAGGCGCGCAGGCGCGACATCTTCTGCTGGTACAGGATGCGAAAGTTGTTCGCGTAGGCCTGGACCATGTTCTCGGTGATCGTGATGCTCACGGTGGAATCTCCTGATGTGGTGAACGACGTGTTCGCCTTGGGTCAGGTGATCCCTCGCGGGGCCTTGCTACGGGACCGCACCGGCTACCGTGCGTCTGCGGGCTTTGCCGGTGATCCGCTCGCCACCGCGGGCCGGTGACGGCATGTTCTTTTCAGGTGGCTGGCGGAATCCAGCCAGCCACCGCGCGCAGTGCGCTACGCCTTGATCGTCACGCCCATGCCGCGCTCGACGTTGCGCGTGCCGCTGATGCGCGCCTGCAGTGCGTTGACCCGGTCCACCGTGGCCTTGTGCTGCGGGTGGCTGGAGTTCGTATAGGCCGGGTTCGCCATCAGATCATCCAGCGATGCGGTGAGCTGGCCCAGGGCCTCGGGCGATGCCCCGCGGTCTTCCTCCATCTCCTTGGCGATGGAGGCCAGGCCCTTGATGAACTTGGAATCGTTGCCGTAGCGGGTGAAGACGTGCTCTGCGTCCTCACCGAAGATCGCGCGGCCGGCGCGCTGGGCGTCGCCGACCTCTTTGGTGTATTCCGCATCGCTGCTCCAGCCAGGCAGGGCGCGCAGCTCGGCCTCGCACTCGGCGGCAGCCAGCACCGGCATGGCTTCGCGCATGGCGATGCCGCGACGCAGCAGCTCGCCCACCGCCACGTCGACCACCTTCTGGGTCGCGCCGGCCTCGTGGAGCTTGCCCAGCAGCGCCTTCACGTCCGGTGCGGCGGCCAATTCGTCGGCCTTCACGCGCTCGGCCAGGTCTTCCGGCACGTTGACCTTGTATTCGTCGGCGGATGCCACCGGCAGATCGCCGGCGCCGAGGCGCCGCTCGAGGTGCGCGCGGTGCTCTTCGACCTTGGCGTAAGTGGCGGTCAGGTCAGGCGTGCCGTCCGCGGCCTTGACGTGGAACTTTGCGGGGATGCTGCCGAAGGCTGGGTCTGCAGCCGGTGCAGACGCCGGCGCCGGCGCACCCGGCGCAGGTGAAGCCGCTGGCGCTGCCGGCGCACCCGGCGCTGGAGCTCCAAGAACGGTAGCAGGTGCAGGAGCGGGTGAAGGTGCAGGAGGCGCCGGGGCGGCAGCAGGAGCGCCAGCAGGTGCAGGAGCGCCGCCTCCACCGCCACCCTCATCGACGACGGCATTGCGGTAGACGCGGCGCAGGAATTTGAAGCGCTTGAACATGGGCTCTCTCGGTTTAGCCGGCAGGCGGCGGGTCTCTTTCGTTGTGGTCGGCGTCGGGGCTGGTGGCAGCATCGCAGCGGGTCTTGCACCACTCGACGACGGCAAACGAGCCGAGGTTGAAATCCGTGCGGCGACGGCCATCCTCACCCCCTTCAACGTAAAGGCGCGTGCAATACACGCGGTCCAGCTCGGCCAGCACCAGGGCGCCTTCGCCTTGGCCGAACACGCGGGCATAGACCTCCGGCGGCAGGGACTCGCTCAAGACAGGTAGCCCGCCGACACCTTGCGCACGCGCGGCTTGCGGAACTTGATCGTTGCCGAGCCCGCGGCGCGGAAGGAGATGTTCAGCCCGTAGCGCATGTTGTTGATCACGCCGGCGGCGACGAGCATCGGCGTGGTCTCGGGGCTGCGCTGCACCATCGGCACCTGCGGCCACGAGCTGGTAGGCGGCGTCGGGTCATAGCCGGCCGTGTAGAACAGCGGCCACGCGAAGGATGAAGCCGCGCCGACCAGCGCGTACAGGTTCGCTTGGGCCTGCACCAGGTTGATTGGGGTGCCGGTGATCTCGATCTCGGATGAGCCGACCAGGTAGTCGCCAGCCGCCACGCCAGCAATGGGGTCCTGGAACAGCAGCACGTTCGCTGCGCCGGTGGTGGTGATGGCGAGTTGGATCTCGCGCACGTTGGTCTGGACAGGCGTGGCCTGCGGTGTCATCACCACCGTGGCCAGGCCGTCCTGGAACCCAAACCAGCGGTTGACCGTGGTGCCGCTCCAGCCGGCGCTGTAGCCGCCCGCGCCGGTGGCCTGGAAGCCAGCGTTGGCCAGCAGGTTCGTGGCGTCGCCCGGGATCAGGAAAGCGCCGCCGTCGGGCACGCCCCAAAGCGAATCCAGCAGCGTGGCCACCCGCGCGCCGAGGCTGTACGAGAGCGACACAGAGGGATGCGTGAGCCCGTCCCCGAAAACGCCCGCCAGGTAGGTGATGGGCACCTGCGTGGCCGCGGTGTAGTCCACCACCAGATCCAGCGAATGGATGATCCGCACGCGGCTGTTGATGGCCGCGAAGTTCAGCAGCGTCTGGTTGAGCGCCACCATCTGCGCGACCGTCGGCGCGGCCCAGGCGTTGTAGCCGGTCTCCAGGATCAGCACCGACAGTGCGCCCCCCGCGATGTCGGAGAGCGCGCAGTCGATGATGCGCTGAGCTGCTGTCAGGCCCGCCACGCCAGCGGCGATGTCGTTCACGCCGCACCAGCGCACCACGGCCCAAGGCTTTAGGTTTCGCACCTGACCCTTGCGAGCCACCATCTCGGCCGATGTGTTGCCGGCCACGGCGAGGGTGACGGCCGTCATCTTCATGCGGGCCAGCGCGCGCACCCAGCTGACGTAGCCGTAGCAGGTATAGCCCTGGCTGGGATCTTTGCTCTGCGCGGTGCGGCTGTCGCCTTCGAAGACGATCACCGGCGCCGCGCTGGATGAGATCTCGCTCACGGCCCAGCCGGTGGCGCCCAGCGTTGCCAGCGAGGATGAGACGGAGCTTTGGTCGGTTGGCATATCAGGCGGCTTTCACGGCACGATCAACAGCGCCCTGCGCGGCTATGCCCTGCATCTCTTGCTGCTGGGCCTGCTGCTGTGCAGCTTGCTGGGCTTCCAGCTTGCGCTGGCGGAAGGCGGCGAGCT